TTTGAATTTTGAATTTTGAATTTTGAATTTTGAATTTTGAATTTAAATTGTTTTTTTGGCAAAAAAACGGTAGTCTTTTCGTGTTCTCAAAAAAGTATAATTTTGAATGAATAAAATACATGCTAAAAATTTCTAAGCCCGCATTGAACGGCCATCAATTCCTGCTGCAATAACTTCTGTGCTCCCGGCATATTTTTGTAATGCGTATTGTTCAGGTTGCAGTTCCTACAATACGGCTCGGCGCCTCTAATGCCATGGGCAAATTGTCGGTTATGCGCTGGTTCGGATATAAAGCCACAATGTTTGCAGATCGGAACTTCTTTTTTGTCCGAACTCAAAAACATCCGTTCATGCAACACCGATGCAGCGCCATGTGAAATAATACAATCTCGTTCCATTTCCCCAACCCGTAGACCACCTCCCTTTGCCCGCCCGTCCATTGGCTGTTCTGTCAGGATATGCTTGCTCCCCCGAGATCTTGAATTAATTTTGTCCGTCACTAAATGGCGCAATCTTTGGTACGTAACTATACCCATAAATAAAGGAGTTGTGATTTTTCGTCCCGTTCTTCCATCGTAAAATGTTTCATGGCCACTTGAAGCAAACCCGTGTTTAAAAAGAATGTTTTCAAACCGAGACGTGTCGATATTTCTAAAGGGTGTAGCGTTGCAAAAACAGCCCTTCAGAGCACACGCCTTACCCGCCAGTGCTTCCACGAGCATACCAATCGTCATCCTCGATACGAAGCCGTGTGGGTTTATTATTATATCAGGCCGCATTCCCGTTTCTGGATTAAAAGGCAAATCTTCCTCGGCAACGAGACGGCCAACGGTACCCTTTTGCGCATGCCGAGACGCATATTTGTCTCCCTCGATTGTAATTCGATTCTGTCTCATTCTGATTCTAACCTGTGCCTTTCCTTCTCTTCCTATTGAATAACAAACCCGATCTACAATTCCAGGCTCTTTAACGATGGTGGACCTATCTCTGCGGATGGGCAAATGTTTTCCATCCGGGCCGAGTTCCATGGATTGACCTTCCTTTCCTATCACAACATCTCCTATTTTTAAATGACTGCCAACTTTTGCAAAACCGTCCCTGTCGAGATGATCGTAATTAGCAGTTTTCATAAGGGCGGCGGATGAAACTTTACAAAAAACTTCTTCGTCGTTTCCCTTTCCATTTATTTCATCGAAATAAGTTTTGTACGACGTGATTCTTGTGAACCCCCGTTGAATGCTCGCCTTGTTTACCAAAATGGAATCTTCTTGGTTAAACCCGTCGTAAGTACCAATCATCAATATGGCCTCTGTGCTCGATGAAAATGCAGAATCTCCATTGTCCATTTCTTCCAAATTTAGCATCTCTTCCATATTTGTTCGACAAAGTGGTTTTTGGGGGTAATGAAGCATGTACATATTGGAATCGAGCCTATTATTAAAGCCAGCGGTCGCGGATCCTATGGCTTGTTTGGACATGGCAGACTGATAAATGACACGTGGAGATTGGTTAAAGTCTGCGAAAGGAATCATGTTTGCTGTTATTCCCATCACAGCTAAATTAACATCGACTTCGATATGAGTGTACATTTTGGGATTCTCTTGAAAGGCCTTCAGGTTGATCGCTACAACACAGTGTTCGATCTGTTCTTCGCTATCAATATATTCCATGATTCCCATATCAACAAGATGTTGCCACGAATTTTCTAATACTCTGCCCTGGAGAATCGATGATAAAAAGTCAAAGTATTCTGCAATCCGTTCACTTTTTATAACAGGTCTCAAGCAGACTCCGTTGTCACCATTTACAAAAATCCCTAATTTTCTGTAATGGACAATAGAAACGTCATACGGAAGCATTCCACTAACTCTCGAATTCTTAAGTTCCTGTATAACCAAATGCGCCGTGGCAAATTTAACAACGTTAACTATACATCCGTTTACAAAAATCGGAACGCCGCCGTTCATCCAATCTTTAAAAAAATTGGTAGAAGACATTTCTTTTTTCCTCAAAATCATGGTAACGTTTTTCGTCAAAGAAAAATTATCATATCCTTGTCTCACATGAGTTAACGCGCAGAAATTGAGAACGAGGCCACAACCACCACCCTCTGGCGTCTCTACACAACACGCGTTTCCCCAATCGCTAGTATGTAGTAATCTTGGAGTGGAGGTCTTTCCATCCCGATTGACAGGACAATTGATCCTATTCGAAGCGCTTATCGTGGCCACGGGTGTAATTCTCGTAAGAGGCGCGCAAACACCGGTACATGCTGATGGAGAAACTCCACGCATGACAGTCCAGGCACCGGTGGCGAAATGATACCGAATATTGGTTTCTAGTTTTTTGCTGTTTATGAAACCGTCTATAACCCTGAGTGTGGTTGACGATGTTCCGAGATCCATTGCTTTGTAAATGGAACTTTTTAATGCACCAACAAAAGTTCTCATAAGTTGTCGCACGAGAATTGCTATAAGCGTGCCAGTACAGTCAACTTTTTTGAATCTCCAGTTATCTCTATCATCAACTAATCCGTTTTCATTTCCTTTTAATTTAAACAGGTAGGACCGTATGACTTTGATCGTCATGATGCAGATGTAAATAGCTTTTAAATATCTTGTTTCTTCGTTGTCGTCGGTTCCCAAATGAGGTAGAACATCCATTTTCATCGTTCTTATAATATAAGCACGGCGTTTTTCGGGCGTCTTTTCTTTGGTTCCTTCCTTTCCAATTCGGAGGAGTAATTCTTCATACGATTCATCACTTTTTTGAATAATATTTAAAAAAATGAAATCCAAATCTGATTTCATTGTTGTGTCGTCGTCGTCGTCGTAACATCGGGACGCTCTTTCTAACATTTCTTTCGTCAAATCAATTCGTAGGAGCTGAAACATTAATGCTAGTGGAATCGGCACACATAAAAACGGAAGGGTTGCTGTGACAATCGGAATTTGAGAATTAATGTTGTATTTTTTCAAGTCAGGACGGTCCAAAATGATGCAGGTCCCGAAGGTGTCCTTTGGGGTTGGCGAAACATTTATTCTTAACGAAGAAGTGGCTTTCCATTGACTTTCGTTGCTCGAACGAACTTCGGCGAAAAAATTAAACTTGGTTCCACTAAGTTTAAATACATGGATGGAATTCGCTCGAAGTTTTATTTGAGCTTGAACGGTTTTTTCCATTCCATTTATGATGAAATAACCGGAAACAAAATCGTGCACATGATCGGGAACTTTGTTGTAAAGCTGGCAAAACTTGGTTCTAACCATGCAAGGAATTTTGAAAACTGGCACTTCAAGAAAATCATAACATTTTTGACAAATCCATTCATCTTTGTCGTTCTTTTGAAAGCTTTTTTGATTAATATCAACAACAACTCCGTTTTGATAAGTCAGCTTTCTTTGTCTACACTCCTCCGGCGAACTCGGACGAACTACACCGTCTTGTTCTCGTTGGTACATGGGTAGGATCGTTGTTCTTCCGAATTTGATCTCTATTTTGTTTCGCCCGCATATAATAATCAATGGCTCTATTGATAAAAATATTTCCGGTAAAGTTTTTTCCATAAACCTATCGTAGCTTTCGACCTGTTGTCGGAAAAAGCCATACTTCTTAAAGTAATCGTGTGTTAGTTCTGTTGTGGCTTTGTTAAAAGCATCTAGATCCATTTTTTTTCTCTAGACTTTTGTTCCTACCTAAAAACTTTTTAAATTCATTCGTCGTTCGTGATTAAAAACTTTTAAAATAATTGACTTTTAACACGCGTTGAATATGACGGATAACTTGACGGATCATTTGATTCACGAAGTATGCTGTGGCGCGGCAGTTTTTAACGAGAGAGACGAAGTTCTTATTGTGACAGACAGGTGGGACAACATTGGATTCCCAAAAGGTCAAATTGACCCGTCGGATACGTCTTCGCTCTATTGTGCGAAAAGGGAAGTTCGAGAAGAAACGAATATCGGGTTTAAAGAATACAATCTTTATCGTACTCATTATGAAGAGGTTCGAACTCGGAAATCATACGCGCCCCGGGGAACAATTGTAAAACACGTAATTTTGTATGCGGGGAAATCATTAAACAGCGACATACGTGTACAGGAAGGCGAAATAAAAGAAGCACGGTTCGTTTCAATTCCTCAATTTTACGATCTTGTAAATAACGTTTCATTAAAAAGAGCCCTTTCTGGTGTATTGAAACTTCGGACGTAATATCGACAGACCCACAAAAAAAACAATTTATACTATCGGCGGGAGTCGAACCCGCGACATTCGGCTCATAAGACCGACGCTCTAACCAACTGAGCTACGAAAGCCTTTTTACACTAGCATTTTTTTTTCTCCAGATTTTAAACGTATTTAAACCAAAACCAACCATAGAAGATTTTTTTTAAAATATGTTTTTATATCAAAATGAGTACAGCTTTTGTAAGTATCATTGTAGCACTTACTACTATATTTATGCTTTTTCTTGTCAGTTTGTTGCTAATTAAACACTTTCTTAGAAACGGTTTTTGTGGACTGATAGGAAAATTACCGACGATTGTAAAAAGGAGTTTAAACCATAACGATGGTTCCATACCCAAAATAATCTACATTTGCAACAAAACAATTGAGGATATCCCGGAAAGCACCGTACAACGCTGGAAATCGTTGAATCCACATTATTTGATAAAACTATTTGGAAACAAAGAATGTGAAAATTACTTGAACAAATCATATGGAAAAGATATTGCTCGTGGATTCTCAGAAATTCCCGACGGTCCTATAAAGGCGGACTTTTGGAGAGCGTGTATACTCTACGAAATGGGTGGAATTTACGTTGATGTCGATATGGTCCCGCTGAAACCCTTGGATTACATACTTGCGACTGAAGATGCTTCATCTTGTAAGAATATAACCTTTTGCGTGCCGGGTTCTGGTGTATTCTGGAAGACAGTAAACCCTTGTTTCATCGCCAGCGTTCCCAAAAACCCAATTTTATTGGACTGTCTATACTTGTATGAATACCTCTTTAAGAATGAGCAATACACGTATTGGCAATTTTCAATAGTTACAGTTCTTACAAAGATTCTTGAAAAATACATGGTCATAAACAATGAAGCCAGGACCATCATGTCTGGAAACCAATGTATAAGAATATTGAAAGAAACATATACCAATTTTATGGGAATCCCCACTTTGTGCAACGGAATAAAATGCAACAACGACTTTGTCGAGAACGAAACCGGCGAAAGGTTGTTTAAAACTCGCTCCGACAGTTATGATCGATTTAAACATCAATTTGTAAGCTTGCTCATATTTAAGAAGCAACCCAAAACTATTCTAAAAACTATGCTAAAAAAAGATGAATTAAAAAAACGGACTAAAGAGAAGCTTTGTGGGTTAATCGGATTTACCCACCTGACTCACATTCCGAAGACAGGAGGTTCCTCCTTGAAAAAGGTCATGTCAGAGAAATATCAAGACAATGTTCCTTGTGATCGATTTAAATGGTGTGATTACACAAATTACGATTGCGGTGTGGTTGAAGCCTCGGGGAGATATCATCTCACGTTGGATGAGTACAAGAAATGCGGCGTTCAAGTAGACGAGGGCAGAACTCTGTGTGTGGTCCGGGATCCGTTAGAAAGATTAGAATCTGAAATGCGGTGGTCACATCGCAATGGTTGGGGGAAAGACAAGTTTTTTGCAAAGTGTGAAAGAATCGGGAATCCTTTAATTGACCATGATATGTACACTCATTGCTATAGAAACCAAGTTGATTATATTTATGACACAAAGAACAAGCCCAGTTGTGATGTCTTAATTTCTACGGAAAATATATCAGAATTGCAACCGTGTTTCGAAAAGAAAATTCCAAAAATCAATAGCACAAATGAAAATGATACAAAGTTTAATTATATTAAAACTCCAGAATATCAGAAAAAACTCAGACAATTTTTAGAAGAACACTTTCAAAAAGATTTAGATAGTCATGTTTTAAAGAAAGCATTGGCTGGACATATCATGGTGAAGCGCGGGGACACGTATGAAACGTTGGAGTAAGAACCGAAGCGATGGTTATGTAAGTGTTATGTAGTTATAAAGCATTATACAAGTAAGATACAAATTATAATATTTTTAATAGTAAAAAGTATGCCCGGAAAAACAGATTTCATTGCCTTGGTGGCTGGTGCACTTACTTCTTTATCTCTGGTTTTCCAACTGATGACGACGATTAGACTTTACAAACAAAAGAAGAAACAATCTGGTCTTTCTAATTTGTTCCTGATCGTAACGTTGGTGGGTCAGATTCTTTGGTTGTATTGGGCTATTGATCTTTTCATAGAAACAGAAACGGAGAGAGGAGCCTTCTCAATTCTCTGGTCGACCGTGGTTATCATTCTAATAACTACCATAATTTTAGTTAAAAATAATTTCTTCCGCGAAACAAACGTAAACATGAAATTCGAGCTATTGTAAATAGTAAATCGTTTGATTAGCCCTTCCTCATTAAGACGCTTGGGTGCCAGAACTTTTCCCCACAATCGGTGCTTTCGGCCGGTCTTCTGCAATCGTTCTTCTCTTTTTTGAGTTTAACGTTCTTCCCCGTAATGTCCGGACCCGGAACCAGGCTGCCGATATCTTGTTTCGACCATAAAGACCACTTCAATTTTTCTCTTTTAGCAACGCCAATGATGAAGATTTCAACATATGTCAAACTCCTCTGCATCATATAAGTCTCCATTTTTTGCGCGAGCAGTTTGCTAATCCTACAAAGCATGACAAGACAACCCTTCGTGTATTCTTTGTCTTGCGCCCAGTCCCCCCCGGTGGTGTCCCTCTTCCAGGCCCACCATTTTTTCCCACGTCCACCAACACCCCACGTTATTAAATCATCATCGATGTTTTTGTGATTGTTCCATAAATTTTCCAAGGCTGGTTTATCATATTTTACATCATTTTCTACATACCACACGTAATCGAAATTATGATACCGGGTAAACCTTAAAATCATGTCAAAGCCTCGATATTTGATGTTGTTTCGTTCTACAGACTCTTCTATTTCATCAGAAACTAATTTTTTCGAATAACCAATCGTTTTGAGACCATTTTCTATCAAACTTTTTTGTACACTTGAGTCTTTTGTAACATCGACAAGTATAATCAGTTCGTTTTTAGAATGAAATGATTCCCAAATTGATTTTGTCCATTTCATACGATCTATGAAGGAATCGGTCTTTTTGTGAGTTAAGACAAGCAAAATGTTTCTGGCAGATAAATGCGATGGTTCCATGTTACTTTATTATGTATGTTTATATTATAAAAACTTAAATTCTAAAATTTGTTCGGTTCGTCATGCCACGTTTTTTTTAATATTTTTATATTTAAATTGTGAAGATGGTAGTTTCAAAAGAAAGTCGGAAGTATAAAACAGTCACGATTGTTCTTATTTTAGTGCTGTTGCTACTTCTCGGCGGCGGAGGAGCAGCGGTCCCCTTCTTATTAAAAAAGAAGCCAACCCCTTCCGATAATCCTGGAAGCATGTGCACTTTCGCCAAAATGACCATTTTAAGTGGACAATCGAGGCTTTTCAAAGATTCAACGAATTTGTTGCTGGCTAGCGCACCGCTTGAAGATAACCAAGAAATCCTTCCTTTGGAAAATTTTGGCACTTTGCGGTTGCACGACTACGATAAGAACCAGGAAAACATTGGGGTTTATTCCCTGGGTGTTGATTGTACTAAAACAATCGCTTTGGGAATTTACTATAACGCTAGGGAATTAAGAATTCCGTTTTTAAACCCGTATCCCGGAACTGGAAATAATTTGCACGTAGAAATAAAGAGCATTGGAGATGAATACAACCTTGAGCTTGATCCTGTGTTAGAGTTTGCTCGCGTCGATAGTGATTTTCTGTATTTGATTCTTCAGAAGCGTTTTAAAGCACCGGATGAGCAAGGGCTAGCGTGCAATTTCCTCCCTCCTAATGGGCCACCCGAAAACTTTGGTTTCCATGTACATGTCTCAGAAAAGAATTGTGTCCCGACCGATAACACGTGTATTAACCTGAACTTTCTCACTGAAATTACTTCCGATGCTCAAAACGGGTGTGAACGGTTTGATAATGTGTACGATTCAGATCCATTTTTAAGCGGTGAAATTCCATGCAACGAATTTTACAAAGAAGAAAATGGTGTATTCACATTATGTAAATTTGGATTTCAACGGACAGATCTGGGTACAGAACCGACGGCATTTTGTGTAACAGGAGAAGAATTTAATCCATGTGTCGGAGGTAGTGCTTTTGGTTCAAGTTCGGGATCGGGATCGGGATCGGACCCAGAACCAGAGGATCGGCCAATTCGGTATTCGGATACGGGGAGCGGCACGTTGCCCTTTGAGCCAATAAAAGAATATCTCGACAGAGAACAACACGGATCTGGATCTGGATCTGGATATGGGTCTGGTAATACGTTGGAAAATATACCAGCTACCCTGTCTATCTACCCGTGTTCACAACAAATCGATGGGTATACGTTTTATGAGGGGGGGGGCGTGCTTATGCCCGACGGAATATTTGAAGATGATTATATGAATATTGTTGACACCGGTGGATCATTGGACATGGGACCTATTGACGCGAAACGAAAACTTGCACAAGAGGCGTTGCATTATAAACAGTCTATGACAATTTGCTCGTATCATGCATTATTTTCACACGATGAAAACGAACTCGGTCAAATTTATCCACCATATTCTACGGGAACAGACTTCATGGTCAACAAATTTAGACTTCATTTCTTTCACGGAACAGATTTACACGATGGTGTTGGAACAAACGATAATGTACTTCAGCTTGCTCGTATAGTGAAGCTGCAGTTGCAGCCTGAAGATCCAGAACAAGATATTTTGGAAACGGAATATTTGCATACGGTAGATGGTATTATACATCCACCCCTTGAAACGTTTGAAACGCCAGACAACCCGGCTGGCATCAGAAACTGGAAGTACAAACTAGAAGCCTCTTTCGTAGGCATGGGCGGTTTAACGGACGAAAAAGACAATGGCGTAAGTACTCTCTTGAACAATTTCAATATTCCCCACAAGTTAGGTCCCGAAAATAGGTATCCAAACCATTCGTACACATGGAACCCTCCCTTGTCGCACGAAGTCAGTGATCCTATATTTGACGCCGGTGTTTACTGCGAAGAAAGATGTCAAGTTTTGAATTATTCGGCGTATGGAGATGCTAGACATTCTAGTCACACGTTCGACTATCCGATTTTGCAACTAACGATAAACAAAAAATTGAGAGGAACGTTTGTCATTAATTATGGCTATTCAAACAAAACGGGGGGGTTGCCCGCTATTTACTACGAAGGAACTATTGATAAGGGACGGGCGGTATTAACTAACATTTTTGAAATGGCTGATTTGACAAAACGGGAAATTTTTATCAGTGACGCACAGTACTAGGATGAGCACACGTCAGAAAAGCCTTTTTTTTTTTTATTGTAATAATAACAATGGACAACAAATACAAAAAAGTTTTTACAAATCCTGACACTCAGGAAACATTCGTGTTCAATCCTGTTTATTGTCCCGGGGATGGAAACGAAGACGGAATAGTGGATACTGATGATATTAATTTACTGTATAATTTCGTTGATATCATCAGAAATGAAATAGAAGACAACGGTCCGTTGGAAATCGATGGAAGTTTTTACAACTTGAATGATATACTCAATAACTCCTATAACAATATTGGTAGGGAATATGAATATTGCGACCTCGCGGCTTCTGGATCTGGATCTGGATCTGGTGATTTCATATTCTTTAATCGCGAAGAAAAAAATGTCGGTTCGGGCTCGGGCTCGGGCTCGGGCTCGGGCTCGGGTTCGGGATTCGAAGAAGTCTCGGGTTCGGGATTCGAAGAAGTCTCGGGTTCGGGATTCGAAGAAGTCTCGGGTTCGGGATTTGAAGAAGTCTCGGGTTCGGGATTTGAAGAAGTCTCGGGTTCGGGATTTGAAGAAGTTTCGGGTTCGGGTTCGGGTTCGGGTTCGGGATTTGAAGAAGTTTCGGGTTCGGGTTCGGGTTCGGGATTTGAAGAAGTTTCGGG